ATGTCTTTTGTGGTGCAATGCTGGTTGTCCACCGCCACCACTACTTGTAGCACTTGTGCTATTAGGTGTTAGTTTAATAGTAATGCCACCAGTTGGTTGACCACTATCGTCTTTAGTGTTCCATCCTGCTTGACTATACCAAGCACCACCTACTTTAACTCCTATTGTCCAGTTTTTTCCTTCTGGAGATTTAGGGTTTTTAGGTGCTACCCAATCTGGGTGTTTATCTTCTGTCTTTTTATCGTTGGGTATTACGTTAACCCATATTGCTTCTTCGTTCATTTTTTTCCTTTTGTTATCTTCAGCTTTATTGCTGAACATTTTTTAATTGTAACTCTTTAGCATCAGCAACTTTTTTTATTTGTTGGTATGCTTTAGAATTGTTTTTCATAAGATATTGAAGTTGACCTTTATACTTTTCAGCTAAGCTATAAAATTGTTTAGAATTTTTAGCTAACTTTATGTACTCCTTTATCTCTTCGGCATCCACTTTATCATCAAGATAAACTGGACTTGTTTCTTCCTTTACAGAAGAAATTTTATTAAATGGTTTGGCTGCATAACCATCTTCATCTTTTATACCTGTCTTTAAATTTAACAGATTTAAGAAAGCATACTTTCTGGAATAAGACATGGCATTACCTGTACCAAATTTATCTATTGCCCCCATTGCTGAACAACCATCAACTATTACAAAGCTAGTTGGGTCGTCAATGTCATGTACTTTCATTGTACAAACAACCATGACCGCATCTCTTTTATCCATAACTTCAGTTAGATAATTACAAGTTACATACAAATTATTATCTAACAATGCTTGTGTAGCAACTTCTTGTACAGCATCGTGTAATAAGGGATTAAAATGCATCCCTTTTACCTTATCTGCTTTCTTTACTGCACCCGCTTGTAAACAAGCTGAGTGTAGTTTTTGATATATATTTTTCTTCATTGTTTTCCTTATGTTGTTTTTATTATTAGAATGGTAATAGACCCCAAACTTTTTGTGCGTAAATAAAAGTGTATGTTGCAACAACTTTTGTTTTATATACTAGCCAAGACATAGTTCCTTTCTGTTAGTTGTTATTCTTAATTCCCCAAAGTTTACTAATTAATTGTGTCTGTTCTGTGGCTAAATCTTTATAATAAAAATAATGATTTAAGTCTGGTGGCTCACACATTAATGCAAGTTCAGACAGATTACCTTTACAGAACATGATCATTCTTTCCCACAATAAAATCTTTTCTACCATTTTAAAGTAAAGATATTCTAGATGATCGGTACGCATTAACTCATGCTTATCGTCAAAGATAATATGTTCTTTATCATTAGTGTAAATCAAAAAAGGTTTCTTCTTTGCACACATATAATAAAAAGCAGTTTGAGTTAAATTTTCTATTGTTGGTTCAATGGGTAATGCTTGACTACTCATAGACCATTCTTCTTTGTTTTTAATTTTTCTAATGTTAGGTGGCTTCGTCTTTAATTCTATAATACATCATCTGTTTCATAATCTATCTTACCTAAAATTTCTTTAATCATTGTCATTTCTTTTTTTCTTACATGACGTTCACATTCTAAATTTTTCTTACCGATAATATCTTGCACAACTTTTTTAGTCACTCCAACACAATCATGAGCAAAGTCAATCATCTGTTCTTTTGCGTAAGCATCTTTGTCATCTACTGGTGGTTTTTTATTTATGTATTCTAGTTCTTTTTCAAATGAAACTTTATAATCTCTATCCCACTCTGTCATGGCTTGTTTTTCTGTTTTCCAAATTGTATTTCCAATTAATCTTTGGACAGTATTGTTGACTAAATTACCAAAGTTAGCTTTGTATCTAAATGCAAATGTTCTTCTAATGTCTTGTGAGAATGAATAGCTAATTAAATTTTTAGCAAAGGGTGTAGAGGTAGATGAGTAAGACCAATGGTCTAATCCTTTACCACCATTAAAGAATGAAAATGCTTTATCTATTTCTTTTGATTTCATAGTTGTTTTAATTGTTTGTATACATAGTTTTCCACTATGTCTATATAAATATTGACTTGTGGATAACAATACCTTATTGGTTATACAAATCACAACAAAAAGGAAACAATGAAACTATCAGAATGGATGAAGAAAAATAAATTAAGTTGTAGCGATACAGCTAGGAAGTTTGGTATCATAAATATAAATCCAAGCACAAACGTATGGCGATACAAAGAGGGTCAACGTATACCCAGAAAAGGTGAGATGAAAAAAATATATTTAGGTACAGATAAGCAAGTGCAACCGAATGATTTTTATGACTTCATCTAAACCTAAATTTAAATACAAAAGAGTTAAAATTATTTGGCAAGATATTGTCACTAACCCAGAATGGTTTGAAGATTTAACTGATGTTGATAAACTATGTTATAGTTGGTGTGAAGATACCGGCTACTTATATAGCAAAGATAAAAAGATGTTAAAAATATTTACATCTTATTCTTATGACAATGATAAATTATCTATTGGAACAATCACAGTATTTCCACGTTCAGTAGTAAAAAAAATAGAGGTATTAAAATGACAGATACAGATATGTTTGTAGACTATGAGGGTAAGATTAAATTACTAAAAAAAAAATTAAGAATGTCTAAAAATGTTTCTTGTGATTTAGAAGTTATCATTGAATCACAGAAGAAAGAGATAGATACATTAAAACAAATTATTAGCTTACAAGAATTACAATCACAAACAACGGAGAAAAAAATGAAAACAAGAACCGATAAAATATTTCAATTAAAATCTATACTTATGAAGTGTAGAGAAAAAGGTAAGTTTGAATTAGCTATGAAACTTATAGATAAATATAAAATTGACAAAGAAACTTTAGAAGAAAGCTATTACGACTAATGGCTTACAATCCTCTACCTATATTCTGTACTATTAAACCTAGTTTCATTGATGGTTTAGGTTTGTTCGCTACAAGAGAAATTAAGAAAGATACTGAGTTAGGTATATCACATTTAAAGGTTGATGATACTTTATATAGAACTGCGTTAGGTGGTTTTATTAACCATGCTGAACAATCTAATTGTGTAAGAGTAGAAGTTAATAATAAATGGTATTTAAAAACAACAAAAGATATTATGCCAAATGATGAATTAACACTAACTTATAGTTTATATAAACCATAATGAGATTTGCTAAATACTTTGACAAGGACTTGTACTCTAAATGGCATAGGTTATGGGATGGTATAGCTATGTGTGATGTTGATAGTGTAGAAATCTGTAAGAATAAAGGTTGCTGGAAACCCCTTGCGATTATTGAACATCTATACGATACCGGCTCTGATAAAAAGAAATATACCAACATAGTAGAACAGATAGGAAAAGCCTTAGATGTGCCTGTATATCTCGTCTATTATAAAGATGTAGACAAGGACACCCTATCGTTCCGAGTTGCTCAAAAATACCCTATCTCTGTCCCATTAAAGGCTATGTTAGAGCAGGAGTGGGTAGGTACTTTGTTTCATCTACAGGCAGAACACCAGAAAGTATGTAAGCACAAACCATAAGGCTATGCAAAAATATTTACCGCACATTCGAATACCATTTAAACTCTTTGATGATGAGAGGATAAAAAAGATACCGGAAGAATACCGATCATCTTCTTTGCTAATCCTCATAGCACTATTAAAGTTTGTTAATTCTAATAATGGTCAATGCTATCCCCGTCAGGCTACTATATCTAGTATGGTTTGCTTGTCTAGGTCTACTATATATAGATGTACTGAATTACTACAAGAGGTTGGTATTTTAAAAACTAAACGACTTAAATCTACGTTGCTATATACTGTTAATCCAGACTATCTTGTTAATAAGAAGTATGATGTATCATCACGACACAATGATGTGTCATCAAAACACATACCACGTTTCATGATGACTGATATTAATAGAACTACCATTAACTTAACTAACATAGATAAACTAGTAAAAGAGGTAGTCAGTAAAGGTGGAGATAAGAACCTTATTATAGATAAATTGTCCACTCTCCCCCGAAGTACCTTAATTAAAGCAGTTGAAGAAAAGGATAACCCTTATTATTGTAAACAGGCTCTCATTGAACAAGATACCAAAGGC